TGAATTGTGTGAGGTAATGTGGTTTAATACGGAACTTACACCAGCTGAAAGAGAACAAGTTGAACTATACTTAAAAGACAAGTGGAGGTATGATGAATGGGCTTCTCCTGTTCCTACGCCTACGCCAACCGCGTCTTCTACGCAAACACCCACACCAAGTATCACACCGAGTGCGACTTTCACACCTACGCCAAGTTCAACCCCACCACCATTTAATCCATCATCTTTATCACCTGATATTTGGGTTGATTTCAGTGATGCTTCAAGTATGACTATCAGAACATCGGGTGCAAATAGTTTCATATCAAAAATACAGAACAAGGGAACAGATACAACCTTGACCGCATATACACAGACGAACGCGTCCGATCAACCACAAGTTAAAGTATCAACAGTATTTACAGGACTTACAATTTCTGCAGCGTCAATATCTAATGATTGGTTGCAGAGTGATGGAAATTTCTCTGGTTTCTCAAATACAATAGTTTATGTTATTGGTAGAAAAGCGGGTGATGGAACACCACAATTACAACCATCAAGATTTACTTGGGGTGCAAACTCGTATTCTCCATACTGGATGGATACTGCGTCCGATATTGTAATCAGAAACTTCTCTGGTTCAAGTTTATCTACAACAATAACAAATCCGAATACTACAACATTCACAGGTCAAACTTATTTACAATACCAATCTGCGAGTGCAACAACTGGTGTAGGATATTATGAAATAAATGGTAGTGGAATTACAACAACAACCAGTTTGCACATCGGAACAATTCCAAGTTCTACTTCGTGGTTATTAAATGAAAGTGGAACTATTGGACCGAAGAATGGTGAAATGGGTGAGTTCTATTTATTCCGTCGTGAATTGACTTCAACGGAGAAGAATAACTTAAATGACTATCTTAAAACTAAATGGGGTTTAACATTCTAATATGAAAGGTTGGATAAAATATAACGAGGATCAGGCACAACAAGCATTAGATCTAATCACACAAATAAACGATTGTATGGGTTTTCCGAGTGGTGAAACTACCACTTGGGGTTATGCGACCGCGTTGTGTAATGTAAATCCACAAACATCGGGATATACTGATTTTTGGGGATATGTTGTAAAAATAGATACAGAACAATTAGATAATTGTTTAACACAACAACAGAAAGATAATATAATCCAATTACCAGATGGTTTGGGTATTTGTGGAGGGACTTTCTAATGGAGGTTCTTTTTATACTCATAGATGATAAACTTGACGCACATTACATAATTAGCGAAGATGTTGATAATAAGGAAAAATCAGACGAATAATTTAATCGCAACTGTGTCTATGAATAAGACACTACCAAATCCTTATTACCTTTTTTCGTTCCAACATATAGCGTCAAAGGATAGGATTAGTTTTTACCCACAGGTAATCACAAGTAATATTCGTTATGATAAGTTTAGGTTTGTTGAAAGTAGTTCAACCAACTTATCTGTTGTTCCACCACAAGTCAATTTTGAGTATATCGGGCAATACTACTATTCTATCTATGAGAATATTACATCAGGATCAACTGATATAAACCTTGCCTATAACAAATTGGAAAGTGGTAGAGCGTGGGTAATCATCGGTGATGATAATACCCAAGAATGTTTCTTTGAACCTTATATTTCTAATGATGAAGATTTCGCACAAGTAATTTATGTGAGTGAAGAGGAACAAGAATGTTTAATTCCGATTACTCCATCTTTAACTCCATCAAACACGCCAACACCAAGTATAACTCCGTCCATCACCCCAACGATGACGCAGACACCATCACAAACTCCGAGTTCAACTCCTACTTTAACTCCTACGCCGAGTTCTACTCCACCTATGGCAGTAGATCCTAATACTCTTAACGCACTTTGGTGGATTGATTATACTGATCCGAATTATGTATCACTATCAAGTGGTAATGTAATCGGTGTAAAGAATAGAACAGGTAATCCTGATTTCTCTGGTAAAACAGGACAATCACAAGGATACGATCCAACAGGATATGACGGAGTATCGGGTGCTACAAGAACAGGATTTGGTGTATTCAGTTTATCAGGTGATTATAATACATCAATATCTGCATATACACAATTCTTTGCATTCTCTGCTGATACATTTACACAAGCAATAATTTCTCAATCGGACAATACAACGGATTATTCAGGTAATACCCAAGCTTATCGTTGGTTTTCTATTGATGACTTTACTGTTTTCCCAAGTAATACAATTAGGACATATTCATTCTTTACGAATGGTTCTTCTTTCAGTCCTGAACCACAGTTCATATACACACCTGGTGTTTGGTATTTTGGAGCAACAAGAGTATATCAATCTACAAATACCGCGCATTGTGAGTTTTGGGTGAATGGAACTTTGGTTGATAGTGAAAATCAGAATGGGGTTGATATTATCACTGCTGTAAATCCTATATTCCAAATTGGAGGAAATGGAGGACCAGACTTTAAGATTTCAGAGGCATTCTTCTTTGATTATAAACTGACTGATCCTGAAATGGCAACGATGTTTAACTATCTCAATAATAAGTATTGATATGGATAAAAGTAAAAAAACTGATATTTATTAGTAATGAGTTCAAATTATAATTTCCACATTCACGACTTTCAGGCTGCAAATGTGCCACAATACCAAGAGGTCATCAAAAATAAACCTTGGGTATTTTTTGGTGAGGACAACCTTTGGCCTAATCATTTACTAACAATTTATCAATATTCTCCTATCACTCGTGCGTGTGCTAACGCGACGATGTATGGTGTAAAAGGTAAAAATCTTTTAGTTAAAGAAGGTGATGAAGGAAGAATAACGATGGCGAATAGATCCGAAAGTGTTTATGATGTCTTCTGTAAATTGGTTGTAGATAGAATTTTATTTGGGGGCTACTGCCTGAATATTGTGAAATCCAACGATGGTGGGATTGCAGAATTCTACCATACAGATTTCTCAAAGATCCGTGCAGGTAAGGAAGATATGTTCGGAAATGTTGGAACCTATTTTTATTCTGTTGATTGGAGAGGAACACAAGTAAATCCTCAAAAATGGAAACCTGTTGAATTACCTTCATTCAATATGACGGATAGTGAAGATGCCTCGCAGTTGATGTATATTAAACGATACTCACCAGGCATGAACTATTATCCGCCTTGTGATTGGGTTGCGGGTGTTCCAACTGCACAACTTGATATTGAAATCAGAAACTTCCATCTCAATAACACACAGAATTCTATGATGCCGTCTATGTCGGTTTCCTTCACTAATGGGGTGCCATCAGAGGAAGAAAGAGATATTTTGATGAGACAATTAGAAGCCAAATACACCTCTACGAATAATAGCGGCAAAATTTTCTTGTTCTTTTCAGAGAACCCTGAAACTGCACCGATTATATCACCAATTCCGAACAACGCGTCGGACGCGTGGTATTCAAGTATGCAACCACAAATAGATCAGACGATACTTACCGTATGGGGTATAAGCAGCCCAATGCTGCTCGGAATAAAGACAGAAGGACAACTCGGAGGAAGAACAGAAATGTTGGACGCGTATAACTTGTTCCTTCAAACAAGAATTATTCCGATCCAAGAAGAGATTATGAAAACATTAGAGAAGGTATTATTCCTTCGTGATAAACAACCCATCAATTTAGGTGTGGAACAGAACCAAATTTTACCGACAGACACACAATCTGTGGTAGATGTGGAAAAAGGAATTTAATAGAAAATGGCGACAGTTCTTCTCATAACAGAAACGAAATTAAAAGCGTTCAGCACGCTAAATCAGAATATAGATATGGCGCTGCTCACTTCCTGTATCTATATGGCTCAGGAACTCGGTTTGCAGACACTTATTGGAACCAGAGGCTACGATTACTATATGAACCTTGTGAAGTCAGTTCAATTATCAGGTGGGACGATGTCTCAACCCGATAGTATTATGTTGAATGACTATATCGCTCCGTATTTGATCCATCGTGCTTACTATGAGGCAATGCCCGAAATTTTCGCAAGGCGACAGAATAAGGCAATAGTGGTGGGCAACACAGAACAAGGAACTTCAATAGATATAAAGGGAATGCAGTATTTGAGAGAGATAGAGATGGGTAGATACGAGTTCTACGGACAGAGATTATTGGATCGCGTCCAAGCGTATCCTTCCGATTATCCTTGGTTCTATTCATATACGGACAAGGATGGCATGCCATCAACCAATCAGGTTTATTTCGCGGGTATTCACTTCGCACCAGGTATGAGAAGACCACCGAGAACTAATGATTGGTATAGAAACTTACCTTATTATCAAGGACCAGAATATGACGCGTGTGTAAATTGTTAAAGAATGAATAACGAACTAATACTAATAATCTCAAATATACTTACAGGTGTTGTTTCTTTTTTCGTTGGACGAAGGAAGACCAACGCGGAGACAGATAATATCGTATTGAGGAATTTGGAGTTGTCTGTGAATTTATACCGCAGCATCGTGGAGGATCTGAAAAAAGAGATACACGACTTGAACCTCAAAATTCAGGACTTGGAGAAGAAGATAAATGAATTACACGAAGAGAATAAAAAATTGAAAGCAAATCTATAACCTATGCCAGTAAAACCGACATCATCAGAAACAGAACAAGAGTTCATAAGCCGTTGTATGAGTGAGGAGAAAGAAAGTTTCCCCGAAACAGACCAAAGATACGCGGTATGTAAATCCAAATGGGACAAAGAGAATATGACTACGGAAGATATTACTGATGTGAATGACGAACTTGAAACAGAAGTATCAGAGGGTTTCAATTACGCGACAAAGGAGAGTATGCAATACGCAACTCTACCAACTACGGATTGTATGGAAAAACATAAGTCCGCGGGTTATACAGAGGAATATTCCAAACAAGCGTGTTATTCAACAAGAAAAAATGACGGACAACAAGGGGGAGTGGTTAGTATGAGTGAAGAATTCGGTAGAAAGAAATTTGAATATTCACCAAACCCGAAAGAGGATCTTGGATCATTTATGGGTCGTTGTATGTCCGATATGGTTGTAAGAGAAAAAAAGAAAGATAGAGGAGTTCGTGCAGGTTTCTGCTACTCACAATATCAACAAAGATATATTCAGAACATAGCGAAGGGTTGGAAATAGGTTTATTAGTAAAAGAAACCCACTAAATTTCCATTATCTTTCCAAAGTAGTATGAATACCCCATTAGAAAAAAAGGTCGTAAAAACGAAAACCTGTTGTTCCTGTTTGAAAGCTAAGGATCTTGAAACACAGTTCCACAAGAATACTGCGATGAAGGACGGTAGATATAACCGTTGTAAAATCTGTGTGAATAGGGGTTTGAACTGCCAACCAAAACCTTCCAATAAGAAAATCAAAAAATTCCAAAGAGAAGGTGGTTTATTCCTAACATCCATCGGTAGGAAAGATTGGGTTGAAATGTATGACTTCTTACACGAAATAGGATATGAAATCAAATCTGATCTAACGATACACGAACAATTCTGTAAGAAATACAATTTGAATACGAGAACAAGGATGAAAGAGAAATCAAAACAATTTACACCACAGGAATTGGGTTTAATTTGACTTTTTAATTTTTCTTCATATTTATTTGATGTGAAATTTATGGGGAGACATAACACTTGGGTTTCACACTAACGACTTACAAGGGGATAATCTACATAAGAGGTCAGCATCAGCACAAAGGAAGAAGATGTTTAGTAGATAGGTTGAAGGATCAATCTTAAAGTTGCTTCCAAGTTATAGTTTTCCTTGATACTATAACCTCCCAGTCAAGTAAGTAATGACTATGAGTGTGTTATTCTGTAATGAGAATTACGGGATAAGCACTCACTTATCAACCCGTAAGTAAATAACCTTCGGTAATACAGTTCTAAATTAGCAAATGGATTTATTAGCAATTCAAATTCTTATAGGTTATATTATTGCTCTAATAATTTTTCGTAAAAGAAGGAGGAGTTGATTTTTTTAATAATTGTTGATATTTATTAGTATGAAATCATATTCAAAGAAAATTATTAGTTGTGAGTTGATTAAAGTTGAAAAACAATTCAACAAAACAGAGAAGCAAAAATATTTTTATAATATTGAACTTGAAGGGATAGAAGATCTTTTATTAGTTGAAACGACTAATCAGATTACAGATGTTGTAGGAAAAAAAATTAAATATAAGTTGAATTCGGAGAATGAAGTATCCGAGTTTGGAATTGAATAAAGATACTGGGGGAGGTGTTTTGTCTGTTTCAACAGATGTTATGTTTCCATTATTATCCATTTTGACCTCCCCCTTTTTTATATGATTACACACCAATCTCCATATCCATTATTGAATAATATAGTTAGGGATAATCCTACTTATAAATTCCCGATTGAAAGTATCCAAAAGGAACTTATCAATATGTTTATCTCACCAACCGAGTATGATTATTTCTTGATCCAATCGTATAGAAAGTTAAAAAGAGAATATGGTGGGACGATCGCACATATATTCCTATCCACGATTGAATTAAAAATGAAGGTCAGAGAAAGAGACATCTACAAATTGACTGATGAGGAATACCAAGACGACTTTGAAAAGTTATTACAAACCTTGGAACATCTATACATCACAAGGATTGATAAGAAATCTTCTGATGGAGAATTGATGTCCGCGATGGTATAAAAGAAAAAGGTGGGATCTCTCCCACCTTGTATAACCACAAAACACCAACAATCAATTCCATTTCAAAGGTGCATCCCTCCACTTCCTATAAATCACATCATAATCCACGAAACACAATATGGATAGTTTTTCAAAACATCTTTCTCTCACCAAACTATCACCAACCCCCAAGTATTCATATACACACTTGTTTTCGTTCAGAGTGTGTGCTAAACCATCAAAGGTTGCTTTGGGGTTTATACGAGATCCACACTCATCGGTTGGATACTCTTTCAAGTAAAACTTTTTGATATTCATATCTGTTGTCGTTCAGAACTCCTGTTCCCGAGTTTGTTGATGATTGTATGAAATTATGATCCTAAATACCAATACTCTTGGTTGGGGAGAAACTCCGCGGTGCAGACCTCTTCCACAACATACTCACAATATCCGTGAGATGGAGAGGAGACCTTGTGTCTCCTCATCGCGTCCTGTGCGATCTTTGTTCTAACCTCACAACCATATTCAAAAGGAGGTAATGTCTTTCTTGTCTTGAATGTGAATGTCTGTGGATATTCACAAATGGTAATCGTAGTCATAGTGTGTTTTGTTTTAACGAAGGTAAGTTATTTATCATCCTCCACCAAATTTTCTTTTATACAACCGATTAAAAAAGTTAGACGGTCGTAATCTTCCTCATAAGTCAGTTGATCTTTTATTTTTTCTACTGTCTCTTCCAAAGATTGTAGGTCAGCGACAATTTGTAATAATGATTGTCCCTCCACATAAAGTTTTAGTTCCATAGATTTTTAATTTTTACGAAGGTAAGGAGTTATACTGGTAATACCAAATCTACTTTTACAATATAATAACTTTTTGTATTCAAGTCGTTCCAAAAACTTTCGTAGTATTGTTTAACTTGTTCCGAAGTCCAAGTATCCCATTTTTCCCAACCACCTCTTGTTAAATCTACTAACTCCATACGGGTAATTACTTTTTCCATAGTTTCCCTAACATAACAGGTTCCTACTACATTCACTTTACTTGAATTGATAATTTGTGTTTCCATTTTTTGATGTTTTTGTTTTGTTATATTACAAAGATAAGACAACTTCTACATAAGTCAATACCCACAGACAAAATATTTTTTTATGTAGAGATTGACTTTTTGGTAGAGTTTGACTATTTATTGTTTATGGAAACATTATTAGTATCGGGACAAACATTACAAGGTTGGGACATAGACGACATTTTAACAGATAATACATCTGATAAAACAACAAAAGATCTGTATTCAGAAATGATATACGATTTGGATGTGTATAGGAAACACAGGAGAGAGATGTATGATACTTACTACCTACTTGATAGGATCAGAAAAAAATAATGTGTCGTAGGTATTGACTATTGTTGAGAATGTATTATAATTAAATATATGAAACCACTAAAAGAATTTTATAGGAAAAACGGATATAACCATAAGGTATTATGGAGAGATGACGAATACGCGATCACAGAAGTATCCGATCAAGACAGTAATAGAGTATGTTGTTATGAAGCGTTCCGTATCAAACGACATAAAGGTAAGAACACGGATATAATCAAGGTAGAACCATTTGAGAGTTCCCCTGATAATGAGAGTTGGGGAAAAACGGGATATACCGCGATCTCCTTTGAAGACGCGAAAACTAAAATCAATAAACTAAAAATGAAACAAAATGGGTAATTGGATTTTTACAGAAGTGGAAATTACATCAGTCAAATTTGATGGACTATCAATCGTTCAAAAAATGAAAGAACACATCAATACCGAATACCCAATAGAAATAGTGGAGAATACTGGTTTATATGTAAAAGTTTGTTATAGAACGAAGAACGAGGTTCCTGTGGATATATTTTTTGACTTATCAGAACAATATGAGGACACAATAATAAGGATCACATTTTCGGAAACACTATTGGATCTCGCAGGTGTATTTGAATTCAGAAACGGAAAGGGATTAGGAGTTTGGGGAAGACCTGAAAGAAATGATCCCGACAATCCTTACTCACTAACTAATCAATTCAGAGACACACAATTCAATTTTCAACAGGTAGAATTAAATAAAACAAAATAAAAATCAAAAACTATGGATGAAAAATTAAAACAACAAATCATCGTCAGACAATCTCAATTAAAGAACTCACTTGACTATTGGAGAATGTTGGGTGCTAAACCGACACTAATAGAAGTTGTTAGGGTTGCGAGGGTATTGTCCGTATTCTGTCTTGACGGGTATAACGAAAAGACATTAGAACTCGTAGAACAGGGTGATAAATATTTGGAAGAAAAATTCAAGGAGGACTAATGGAACAGGAAATTTGGAAGATTATTCCTATGTATCCAACCTACGAAGCGTCAAACCTTGGTAGGATCAGGAACAAAAAAAGGGGAACAATAATGAAACAGTTGAGTAGTGATATTAGAGGCTACCAACGAGTATCATTATCTTACAGAAACAAACCTTACACAAGGAAGGTAGCGAGATTGGTTTGGTCAGCGTTTAACGGATGTGATTGTGAGTTTTTCATAGATCATAAAGACAATAATGTTTTCAACAATAATATTGAGAACTTGCAGTGTATCACACCAAAACAAAATTCTCTCAAACGAACTATTTATGGTAATAAACTCAACAGATACGATTTGGATGATGAGAAGAGGAAAGAGATTATAACATCCATTCGTGAAGGTAGAAAAACTGTGTGGCAGATCTCCAAAGAATATAAGATCCCACCGAACTATCTATACACCACTCTACAAAGAAAGAGTTGGGATCATCTATGGACGAAAGAAAATACAGAGAATACCGAGAACTCGCAAGGACAATAACAGGTGGGGACGAAAGGTATTTGGATCTATTACACGATGTTCTTATAGATTTGAGTGGTAGTGATAAGTGGAATAATATACCAACAAAAAAAGAGAGAATGTATTATCTCACGAGGACACTTTCAAATCAATTCTATTCAAACAATTCAAAATTCAATAGAACTTACAGAAAGTTCAATACAGAAGTTTTTGAGAACATAGAATTAGAAGATGAACCATATATGGAAAAACCTACTATGGATTGGGTAAATGAGATCTTGGAAAAAGAGATGAAAGACCATCCTGATAAATGGTATGATATAGGTTTATTCCAACTTTATATGAAAACCAGAAAGATAGATCTGATACATAAAAAAACACGGATCCCAAAATATTCAATAAGAGAGACAATTAAACAAATGAAATTTTGGATCAAACAAAAATGGAAAGAAGAATGGGAAAAGTAAAATTGGATGTAAATGATGTTGAGATGATAAAATACTTGATACACAACTCAACATTATATCACAGAGAAATCGCGGATATGTTTGGAGTATCAAGGGGACATATCACAAAAATAAAGAACAATAAAAGATGGAACTATGAATACGGAAGAGAAACAAGAGACGCAAACATCAGAGAAATTGAACGAAGAGTTGGTCTTTACAGAGAAGGAAAGATCTTGTGAGGAATGTGATAAAGAAAAAGAAATTCAACTTACCTTCGGTCTTTCCACGAAAGAAGAATGGGAAAGAATAATCGGTATGATAGACAGACATAATCTTACAAGACAAGAAGTGGATTATGTTTATGGATTTTATAACAGGGAATTCAAAGACAAGAGAAGACCAGGTTGTGGAAAATGTTTTGTGAATATTGGAAGAAACTTAAAAAGAAAATGGGAACGATTAAAACAGGGACAGACGGAGTAAAAATTGGTGAAGATAAAATTATGGAGATGAGTAATGAACTTATTGAGTTCTATTCATCCATAAACGAAATCACGGATTATTATTTACAGAAAAAGTTGGATAAATTAAATCAAAGGGAACACACGAATTGTGATGAGTTATTATTCTCGGAAACAAATGTTGATCCACTTGATATGGATATTTCAATAGAGATAATTGATGGTTCATTATTCACGAACATCACACAACAGATCGCAACCTTCACAATAGAAAGTCAGATAGGAAGACAGATCACGATTGGAGTGAAAGAGAACCACACAGGAAAATATCTTGGATTTACGAGGATTTCTTCACCTGTTAGTTCAATCAAACCGAGGAATGATATGTTCGGTCAGAACTTACCATTATCAATCGTCAATCAACATTTCTATAACGGACAAACAATAGTTCCAGTTCAACCATTCGGATATAACTACTTGGGTGGAAAACTAATATGTTTAATAGGATCATCAAACGAAATAAGAGAACTATACAACAACAAATACAACACGAACATCTGTGTATTTGAAACAACATCTTTATATGGAAATTCAAAGTCGTCATCTATGTATGACGGACTTGAACCTTACATAAAGTTCAAAGGTCTCACACAATCAAAGAACACATTATCTCCCACAGACAATTTATACCATAAGATCAGAACAGATATTAGAGAACATTATGGAATTGAGGAATGGGGAGGAATGATAGTAGATCCAAGACCATCAAACCCAAAAGGAAGGGAACTAACAAAGATTATACAAATAATCAAACAACACCTGAAAACATATAACGAAGACCAATACAATAAATTCACACAGGTAATGAAAGAAAAGTCCATAACCCTTCAACAAAAAAGATATTACACATCCACCTTCGGTTTTACAAATGTTCCTGATTTCATAAATTCTTCCACCAATCTAATAAGACAAAATGGAGACAAATACGATCTACAAAATCTTATAAACTATTGGAAGAAAAAATCACACAACAGATGGACGAAACTAAAAGAGGAAAACAGATTACAACAAGATCTACAATACTACACAAAGGATAATATAATAAACGGAATAAACTTTAACATAATACGATGAGAAACTTTCAATTAGATTACGACTACGAAACAAGAGATCAACTGATAGAAGACATATTCACAGAACTTAAAATAACATATTCTTACCAATTAAACGAGAATAAAGTGAAGTTTTTTATACCAGAACAAGAAATAAATTGTGAAATATTTGACCTTGACGAAGGTATAAAAGTTCATATCATTTAGAAAGACGGATTGGTTCTTGCATAATAAAATGGGGGAGTTGTAATACAATTTACAATTTCCCCATATTTATTTATAGAATATACAGAAAGGAGTTGTAATTTTTTTTTACATAAAAACCCTTGATGAAATAAAAACAAATGAAAAAATCAATTTCTTCCAATAGAAAAACAACATTCGGTAGGAGAAAAACAGGTAAGAGTGTGAAGTCATATAACAAACACAATTCCAAATCAACCTATCATAAACAATCAGCAAAAAGACAGAAGTAATATGCCACGAGCAAGAGTAAGAGGTGGAAGAAAAGCCCACAACAAAAGGATCAAAGCGAGAAACGAAAAGATGAAAGGAAAGTATTGGGAATTTGAGATGTTGAAGAGAAAGATTTACGAGGAAGCGAAACTCCGATACGAAGAAGAACAAAATAAACCAACAGAAATTAAAGTAAAAGAAGATGACGGATCTAATACTATCTAACGAAGATCTACCTATGTATCCCCTTCCTCCAAAGAAACCAGGAAGACCAAAGGGATCATATCAGAAGAAGATGACCGAAAGTGAGAAGAAACAATTTATCAATAACTCTATGAGAGAGATATTGGAAAACCATTTATCCTATAATGAGTTCGTGAAATATTGTAAGGACACAAACGGGATGTCTAAATCACAATCAAACGAATACTGGATAAGAATATGGGGATTACTGAAAAAGAAGTTTGAATTGGAAAAAGATAAACTAATACTTAAACACACACAGAAGTATTGGGACATCTACGAACAAGCGGTTATATCAGGGGACCTCACGAACGCGAGGAACTCGTTGAATGATATTGCGAAACTACAAGGTCTGAATGAACCAGACAAAGTTCATATAACAGGAACATCAATTAAACTCAACTTCGGAGAACCTAATGAATAATTTAAGATGTGATCTATCCACTATGATAGAAATGAATAACAAATATAATCTTATAGGTGATGTGGTTGAGTTTGGAACTTGCACCTGCCAAAGTGCAATCTATCTGGCACAGAACTTAAAGAACAAAACAATCTATACCATAGATCATTTTATGGGATTGGAGAAGACATCAAAACCTTTACCATTCACGAGTGATTGGAGGGAAGGAGCATTTGCTCTTGGAAGACAGGAGTTTCAACACCTAACACATTTCCCCAAATCAATAGAAGAAGCAAAACAAAAACTATCAACAGAAAGTAATATCACACTTATTCTATCGGACATTCACGATCTAACTGATCCAAAGGATTATGGTATTGGTAAAGTATCATTAGTCAATATTGATGTGGATATTTACGAACCAACAGTATCATCATTAGAGTTTGTATCAAAGATGGAATGGAATGAATTGTTTATTCGTTTTGATGACTGGCACGGACACGAAGCAGAATACGACCAACACGAGAGATTAGCGTTCCAAGAGTGGATTGATAAATACAAATACCAATATGAGATTACACACGGTGGATTATGTGGTGGTGTGTATGTTAAAAGGTAAGGATGAATAAACAAATAACAGTTCAAGGTTTCAGTCCAACAAAGAAACAGAAAGAAATTATTGACGCGTGTTTATCCCCACAACTGAAATACATAATAGGTTGTTTCGGGAGACAAGCAGGTAAATCTTTTACTGCTATGAACCTACTTCTCAAATGGGGACTTGAAGATAATGGTTCAATATGTATGTGGGTCAGTCCTGTATATTCACAAGCGAAAAAAGTATTCACGGAACTTACAAACACAATCGCAGGAACGGGACTTACAAAATCAATCAACAAATCAGAACTCACAATAACATTCATCAACGGATCAGTAATCTATTTTAGATCGGGAGAAAGGGAAGACACACTCCGTGGTTATACATTAAACTACTTGGTGATAGATGAAGCAGCATACATCAAGGACGAAGTATGGAATACAGTATTGAGACCAACAGTATTGGTTCAAGGTAAGAAGGTATTATTCATTTCAACACCGAAGGGAAGGAACTGGTTTCACACACTCGCGATGAGAGGAATGAGTGATGAATACCCACAATATAAAACATTCTTCGCAACCTCATTTGATACACCATACATTACGGAAGAAGAATTGATTGAAGCGAAACTAACACTCCCTGAAACAATATACAAACAGGAGA